ATTTGTTCCCCTCCGATCCTCGCTATTTCGCGCTCATACCTACGATATCGCTTATCTGTTTTCCTCAGTGGTCTGGCTCTGGTTCTGGTTTTGGTTTTGGTCTTGGCCATTAATCTCAGTCTCCGCTGTTCCAGTTATTTCGTCTGGCGAGAGGGAATCTTTTTCTACGATAGTATCGTAAGAATAGACACCCGCTCCGAACCTATTTTTAGCGACCTCATAAGAATCATAGACGCCAGTCTGCATATAGATTGCATCAATTTCGGCTTGTGCTTTGCGTGTCGCTACTTGCTGAGCGGTGTCCATCTGCCAAAGTGGATTGAATTTAAAGGTCCACTCTTCGGGCTCGTCAAACTCGAATTCCTGCTGGGCAAAAATTAGAGTTGTTAGGTACTCGATAGGATCTCTTAGATTAATGATCTGCATGGCAACTATATAGTCGTAGTAGTTCGATTGTTCGGATTGTCCTGTTGCGCCTAGGCCGCTTGGGCTTTCACCGAGAAGGCGCGTGTGGGGTATCTGCGTGGCGGTAACAATACGATCGACCGATCGTCCGACAAGATCATTGATACCGCCTACGTTCGCTGAGACGTTGGTAAATTCATCGTTCTTGTCGAGTACGACCGCACGCGCGACAGAGCGCGCGAGGTTAACCGTCTGTAGTTTCTTGAGAATTAGTTGATCCTGATCGTTAGCCAGTGCTTCCGATAAGCCATCAATCCTGAATACAGGCTGATTGAATTCCTGAAGCAAGGTTGCGATCGCGTCTTGGATAGAAGCATAAGAACGGATCGGACCGAATAGACGACCATAAATCGAATCGTGCCAGTAGTTGTTTTTCTGATAAAGCCGCCATGGTAAGCGATCTCCATCAAAGCGCAGCGTCCTTGACCAATGGATATTCACGACTCCTTGCGCGCTATCGTACTGGTAGAATTCTGGTAGTCCGAAGCGTGGGTTTGCAGGGTCTGTGATAACGCGATCGGAGCTGTTTTGCAGGTCCCACATATCCAGAGCGATGAGGTTATTTATCTTGACGATCCTCGTAAGGTCCACGGGTTCCGACAATGGCATTCCATCGTCGATGCTTATGAGAAGGATTGCGCCTCCGTAGGCTCGCGCGAGGGACCATCCCCAAGCCATTTTTTGCATTGCCGAGAGGCGTTTGTATTCCTCATCTAACTCGTGTCCTAGGTAGCCATCCGTGACGTCGTCCGGTATCACCCATTCGATGCCCTGCCTAACTGCGTCTAAAGGAACCATCTCGGCTATCTTACCGCCTATCTCGTCGCCGGAAAAAAGGGCTTCGGCTGTTTCCCTTGGCGTGCGCGTCCAGTAGGGAACCGAATACATCTTCTTGTCTTTGCTGGTTCCTAGTCCTGTGAGTACATTCGACCATCCATCCTTGACGATACTGACAATGGATTTTTTCTTCTTGTCTACCATCGGGTTCCCCCTTCCAATGCTCGCAAGCCTTTCAGCTCGGTGAAGCGTGTGAGTGCTTGGCTAATGGCGTCTACAATATCATCGTTTTGGCTTACCGGAAAGTTTGTTAGCTCGTCAATGATAATGCCTGTCATGGGATGGTTGGCCGGTATGAAGATGTTTCCAGCCTCGAATAGCGGTGCAACAACGTGGAGGCGTTCGTCCTTACTTGTGGATGCTTTGACTGGAATCATACCTGATACTTTTTTTGACATGAGCGATAGGATTGCTGGACCGTTGGCTTTATCCTCTATCAATATCGTGGTGCATTTAGGCCAGCGTTCCGCCATTTCCTTGATGGCTTTTTGAGTCTCGACAATGTCGGCTCGTTTTCGGTAGATATCGAGCAAATAGAACTGGGAACCATGTTTATAAAATGTGACGCCGACCGTATAACTCAATCCAGTTTCTTTGAATTGGAGGTCCCAAGATTGGACCAGATTGTAACTGATCATGTCCTTTGGCTTGACTGGCAGTTCGTGATAGTACCGAATCCATTCATGTTTGATTATGTTACCGCCCTCGACCGTGGGATTTTGCTGGTAAAGAGCAGTCCAAACCTTCTCGCCTACGCTCGCGCGGACGGTATTGAGATAGTCAATGTCTCCCTTGAATGACGGCCAAAGCGGTTCACCCTTTACCCTGTTATCTAGTTCGTATCTGTATTCTGAATCGGGTACGCCTGTTGCTGGGATTGAAATGACTTCCCACTGGGTAGCCATAGGGTCGGTCTTTGCATACTCCAAGAGATGACCAGCCAGATCGCCTCGATGCCAGCGTGTATGCATGATTATGATATGTCCATCGAGTGTCATACGAGTTTGGGCGACACCGTTGAACCAATCAATTACTGCGGCTCTGGTTGCTGTGGAGTATGCCTGTTTTAAGTCCTTGAATGGGTCGTCAATGATGAATACATCGGCAGCTTTTCCCGTTGTAGATCCACCGACACCGACCGAGAATAGGTAGCCTCGTCTATCCACGATCTCAAAGTAATTCGCGGTACGTTTGAATTGGTGTCCTGTTACCGTTCGTTTGTGGTTTAGTTTCGAGTCTGGAAAAATCAGGTCGTATTCATCACCCATCATAATTTTCTGGGCGTCTCGATTGAATGACGTTGCCAGTTCGGACGAATACGAAGCCAAGATGATCCGGATATCGGGATTATTCCCTAAGAGCCAGGTAGGTAGAGAGCGGGAAACTATCTCGCTCTTACCCGTCTGTGGAGGCATGAATATCATGAGTCTTTGTTTTTTTTGTGTGGTGAGTTTTGAGAGTCGATTGCAAAGGGCTCTATGGTGCCAGTTGACTTGATACCGTGGATTTACTGCCATGTTAAAAGCAAGAAGTGATTGCCTTGCTCTTGCATAGATATGTGATCTGAACCTTGATACAAGTTCTAGTTCGAGATCATAACTCATTGCTCTCGTCTCGCTCCAATTCGTCGATCATTTGTTTGTATCGACCGATTAGAATCAATCTCTCTTCCCTTGTTAGAGCTGCCATCTCTTCCAGTTTCGACTGATTTCCATCCTCCGTAATTTGCCGATTCTTTGCATAGTAGTCAGGGAATCGTCGAGACATCATAAACATAATCATGCCGTGGTTGGCCTTCTTATAGACGTCATGAGTAGCATTTGCACCGGTAGCGACACCCATAGCGAGTGCCTCCCACCATCTCTGTGCGTCTTCTTTACCTGCGTCACATGCGACACGAAAGTTTGGATGCCTGTTCGCCCAATCGTTTAGGATTTTCCTCGAAACCCCAATCTCAGCAGCGCATGCAGCTATGCTCATCCCTCCTGACATGAAGTTACGAATGAGTTGGCAATACTCTTCTTTGTACTTTGTTGGCCTACCATTCACCTTCGGCCTGGGACTATTCTCTTCTTCCTCAGTCATTTAGACTTCCTTCTTTAGACATGCCCCAATTTTTCAATTACATCCTCAAGTGAACGCGCGACTATTGCAATCCCTCCATGTGCTACAAGTTTTTCCAACCACTCTTTTTGTTCCGGTGCAAGCCTTCCAACTCGGCCAGCCTTGACCTCAATCCCGAAGAACATACCATGCTTAACAGCCATCACATCCGGAGCGCCTACGTTTGGATTTTGGACATACAGTCCCCCCTTAATCCTGATGCCCTGTGTATGATTCCTCCACACGAAGAAGTTGTTGAGTTTTAGCCAAATCATAATCTGGGATTGTATAACCGCCTCAGTCCCCAAGAAACCCTCTCTAAGAATAGCTAGGATTTCCAGCAAGAGCATAAGTCTCAGTTGGGTTTTTTGTAGCCCATTTTCTGGTCAATAGCGGCCCTATATTGAATTCCCTGGCTGACTCTTTCAATCGTGCTGCTACTGCTGTATCAAAGCCAAGATTATCAATCGAATAATTGGAAGTAAAGAACGTCCAGCATTTTTTGCCGTCCGTGTACTGGCTATTTAACCGTCTTCCTACCCAGTCCAGTATGTTCTTCTCATTAAATTCTGAGCCGTAATGGTTCCCGATATCGTCTAAAAACAGGTATTTTGCTGACAAAAAATCTAGCTCAATTAAAGATTTCTGCTCAAGATTGGCTCGCAAATAGCTGTTGACTAAATTTTGCACAGTAACAAATCTAACTAGCGAAGTCCTACCTTTATTCTGTGCTGTTTCCCTATCCCATAATCGCAAAGCGAATAGTTTGCAGTATAGAGACTTACCAGTTCTGTGCTCACCCGAAAGATAGAAAGCCCTGGTTTTCTTTTCCGTATGCTTGAATGGGGTGTTTTCGCTCCATGTCTCAAGCTCAACAAACATCGGCAAATAATTACACGGCCAAGTGAGATAACCAAGGTCATAGGCGATGGTCATATCCCAGTCAAAGATCGGGTCTGATTCCATAATCCGTTGGGTAGAATGATCTAACGAACCAACTTCGGGCATACATCCTCGGAGTGTAAGCGCGTTTCTTCGCCTAACTTTCATCTGAGCTTGCCATTCTTCCTCGGTCTGATTAAAAGCTCTAGCATACTGAGCAGGCCCGGTTTGAACCTTGATTCGCTCGAGCTCTGACGGCATATCGCGTACAGTTTTTTCGCGTTTTTTGCCTTCCGGAATGACTTTTTTAAAAAGTCTTTCCCATGGCAATCCATCATAAGTCATATATGCGCCTTATCTGGAAAGAGTAGTTTCCTCATTTCTGCCTTTTTCTTTTGTCTCAGATTTTCTTCTTCTTCGGATAATTCAACATTCGGAGCGGGCATTGACTCCTGCATATTTTTTCTGTTTTTTCCATGAGAACTTTTAGCAGCCTGCCTTTCGTCAATTTGTCGCTGTCTTTCCTTATAAGCTAAATCGGCTTTGATCCAGTTGAAAAAGCCAGTTGCTGGATTTCTCTCAAGTCTTTCGAGCATTCCAGCCACGGCAAAAGGCCATATCTCTTTAATCGCCGGAAACGTGGCGCCAAGGTTTTGAATAGCGAGCCCGATGCTTCTTGCCAAATCATCAGGCTTAATCATCAGACCCTGGTTTCTGCCATCCTCGACCATCTTTGCGATTGCTACCTTGTGATCGGGGTTTCCGATTGTCGGTTCGAAAGGATTTCGGGTTTCTGGTTCCCGTCTTTCTGACTCAGGAACCTCGCGCACGCGCGTCTCTACAGTAGGATTAAAATTCTTAGGAGAAGAAGCAGGAGTAGAAGGAGTGCCGAATTCGGTACTACCCCTAGTGCCGAATTCGGTACTACCCCCCCTAGTATTTCTAACCACAA